AGCCGCATGTCCTTCAAGCCGACCGCTAAATTGAACGCGTCCGCCTGCTCTTGAATGCCGACCGAGCCGATAATGTAGTGGTACGCTCCGCAAGGCACGCCCCGTGCGGTGAACTCGGCGTAGTGGCGCTCGAACGCCGTGTCCTTCCATGTGCCGTAGCAAGCGCGCAATATTACGCCGCTTACCTGCGATGCCAGCAGATCGTAGTTGATCAGTGCCGGATCTTGGTAGAAACTAATGTCGATGATAGGTTTCATAGCCAGTACCCCCAAATCCAAACCTGTACACCTTCAACTGTCCCTGACGTGTGGCAATACACATCGCCGTTGGCATCGCAAGGCACAATACCTGACGCGTGTGCAATTTGCCCAGCAACCGCTGTTCTGCAGATCAGTGCATAGTTATAAGTGCTATTTGGGCCAAAACGGATATAATCATTCGCCGCGTCTGCTTGGGTTTGAATACTCATAAGCACTGCTTTCACGCCAGCCGGAACTCCAAACACATCACTTAAATCCACAATTGCCCTGTCACCCGTGCCCTTGTTATCCCCATCCCAACTGGTCGAAGTCAGCGGAGTGGTCAGCGCAATAAACTTGCCAGATTCTTTCACGCGCAGCCTTTCCACCTCGCGTTCCAGCGCCGTCAATCGCCGGATCACTGTTTCGTCAAAATCGCTCATAGCTCACCTCGCAGCTTAATGTCCAATTGTTCACCGCCGTCTTGGTCTACTTTTATTTTTACACTTCCAACGTGGCAGTCCACGTGGTAGCCAAACGCCTCGGCGCTCAATATGTCACCAAACTGATAGTGAATGTTATATTGCATTCCAGGCGTGTCATGCAGCTTGCCAGTCAACACTTGACGTGGGCGGAATTCATCCAGCGCGGCGTCGCCATCCGCCTCAAGCGCGGCGGTGGTAGAATCGTCCCGGCTGTCTTTGAAGTACTCGCGCCTGTTCCACTTGCTTGCGTTCATTCTGGAAGTATTAGAACGGGTGACTAATGTCCGCGCGGCATCTTCCCCTTGCCCGGCAACTAACACCACATTGCGCTCATCAGCATGATACGTGCCGAATGCAGCCTCACTCAAGTTACCATATTGCCTGCCAACTAAGCGCGGATCACCAGAGGCGCGCCCGTGATTTTGTCCACGTTGCCCCGTGTAAGTCCTAAATTCAAATTGTCCCGGCGCGGTTCTAACCACGTCAAAGCCAAGCCAAATGTCGTTCTTTTCCTGCGCTACTTCGCAGATTTCTTGAAGCACAGTCAGTACGTTCCTATAAGCGAACGCCTTCGTAATACTTGCACCCGCAGCGCTAAGGTCTAATGCCACCGATAGCTTCTGCCTGTCTGCATCTGCAAGATTTCCAAGTTGCTCACGCACGATTGCTTTCAGCATGTCATCGGGTATCGCGGTTTTATCTGCCTGTGCGCTTGTTGATTTATGAATAACAATAGCCGTGTCCAATAGCCAGTTGGCATCGTTCGCGAATAGGCGGATGTACTCCGCGCCATCATTATCAGTCCAGAATTCCCAGTCCTGCAGGAAGTAGGCTGTTTCATTCTGCAATTCCAGCGTGCCGTTCTTTTCCCGCCACACCTCGAAGATGTCGCCCACCGAGAACTGATCGTATTGCAACAGTCCGCGCGGCAGGTTGACAACCAGCGAGCCGATGGTATTTTGTGTCTTGATATATTCAAGCGAATTGAACGCTTGAATAACGCCCTTCCTAACGCCTTCGTGCGTGTACCATACAAGTTCATATCTCATTCCAGCACCGCCCCGTCAAGCCCCCAAAACAGCGGTGTCCAGGCAATCCACGCGCCAGAGTTGGAGTCCGTGCCGGTCATGAACAGCGAGAGCAAGTTCGCGCCCGGCATTAGGTAGAAATCCCCGTAATCGCTTCCTGGTATCACGTAGCGCATCAGGTTGCCCCTGCCAGCCCACCCGCCCCTGAATTTCAGGTTGAGCGGGTCGAAGTTGAGGCTTATCCACTCGCCCGCTTGCAAAGTCAGCCCGTCGAACATGACAGACTTACCGGTCGTGTAATTCGTGATAGCCTTGAGCGTGCCCGGCCCGTGAATCTGTACGAACGGATACGCGCTTGCGCTTGCGCTTGTTACATTCAGGTTGGGCACCACCTGTCCCGACTTTGCGTTTTCGTCTGGGTCTTCCGCTACAGTTGAGAATGCGCCGCCGATGTAGAGCGAGCCATCTGAAGCGGGAAGAATTGAGTAGACCACCCCCAGTCCGGGCAGGTCAATATCCAGCGGCTGCCATGCGCCGTTAGACCAAACAGCAACGCGGTCTGTAAGCGTTAACCCCCCGGCGGAGGTAAAAGCGCCACTGACATAGACTTTGCCGGAATCAACAAGCACATAGAGAGCGGACTCGTTTAATCCAGTTCCTAAAGACTCCCATGCAGATCCGCTCCACTTTGCGATGTAATCCGCATTAGCAACGCCCCCTGCGTTTGTAAAGGCTCCACCAACATAAAGATAACCAGTTGATCCAAAAGCAAGCGCGTATACAAATCCATTTATATCGGTATTAGCGCGAACAACCGAGAACGCCGTTCCATTCCACTTACATAAATAAGGATAAGCCGCGTCTGTAAAAGCGCCGCCAATATACAAATCACCATTAGGCGCAAATGCAAGAATATGTACAATATTGTTCAGCCCTGTAGCAATTGCACTCCAAACAGTCCCATTCCATTTTGCGATATGCGATGTGTTAGCGACTCCTCCAGCAGAGGTAAAACTTCCGCCCGCGTAAACGTCACCATTCGCGTCAATTACGATAGAACGGCAGTAACCGTCGGCTATTCCAGTTCCAAGCGCGTGAATGGTCGGTGTTCCATCAGGCTCCAACCCCGTTATTTTTACAATACGATCTCCGTTAGCAGAGCCTAAATCTGTAAAACTACCGCCAATATACAAATCACCGTTAGCACCAAAAGCCATACACCAAATATAATTATTTATCCCCGCTATTACCGCTTCCCATGCTTCCGTTATCGGATTCCAGCGTGCTAAATAATCCGCTTCTGCTACTCCGCCCGCATTGGTGAAGTCGCCCCCCACGTATATCTTGCCATCCGGCGCTTCGGCTGCACACAAAACGAGCCCATTCAGCCCCGTAATCAAGCTCGCATACGCAGTGCCAGTCCACTTGCACCAGTTGCCGTCCTTATCGCGCTTGACGATACGTTCGGCGGGAAATTCAGCGTACAAGTCAAGCTCCTTGCCCTCGTTATACGCGCCCTGTAGAAGCCCGCTTGGGATGGTGAAGTTCAGCACCGCACGTTGGTGCGTTGGCAGGTCGGGGGTGTCCACCAGCGAGTTTGACAGCGGCACACAAACGATGTCCACCGGGTTAGTGGCTTCAATGCCACTATCATCAACGCCCTGGTAGCGGATAATGCGCGTTGCCCTTCGGCAAGGTCTGGTCTGATAAGGTCGATAATAGCGGCGCGGTTAGCTTCAATCTCGCCCAACGTGTCTCCGATAAAGTCCACCACGATTGAAAAGTTGCGGCTTTTGCGGATATGTGTTTGGTACATATCGCCGCCGGAAGTCATCTTAGTTAGTATCTGATTCCAGTCACCGTGCCCAAGTCCTGTCACGCTCACAATTTTGCAGTATTCTTCACGGTCTACCAATTCCCCACCTGAAGCCAAAGTGCCCGGTCTGTACGAAGACGAATTTCTGGCAGCACCCGTCCACCTGCAGCCAGGTTCGTAGCCGTGAATGAAAGTGGTAGCCTTTGAAGCTTGCTCGAATTGTGCGCCGTCTACATAGAATGGCAACGTAGAAGCAACCGCGTCACGGACTACATAGACACGATAGGTTGTCACTGTTTCTACAACCGGGAAGCTGACCGATACCCGCTGCCAATAGCCGGTTGCCACAAAAGTTGTAGTCTTCTTTGCAGTACCACTTGAATTGGCAATATAAATCCGCATTGCCTGTCCATCAACGCCTAACACGTCACAGCTAAATGTGTAATCTTTATCCTTTTCAACGCTTAGGTTGGCATAATAAGCGCCACTTGCAACATTAGAAGCCGGGGTAACTTTCATCGAATACGCCCCCCTGCGCGCTTTGTCTCCGGACAAAGTAAGTGTGGCACCGGCGCCAGAAGCCGTCCAATCCTCAACTCCATCCGGCGCGTCAAAACGCGGGTTCTTGATGTAGTTTGTGCCCTCTGCAGGCTTTACAATATAAAATTTCTTATGCGATAATACCGGTGCTGTCATTTATGCCCATGCCTCCATCAATTCAAACGCCGTCCTTACATCCGCCGGATTGCTGGAAGTCGGCATCGTGAGGTTGTAGACGTTTCCGCCGCTGTTAGTGCTGGTTGTTATCCCGCTCAAGGCTTTCGCTATCGCCTTGCCGATCGCCTCGGGGTCTATTGCCGATTCGCCGCCGTATAGCGCGCGCGCCAGAGCCCGCTCCGCGTCCGCCCTAGACAACACGAACCCATCCACACTCGGAATAAACAGCTCGCCGCGGTAGCCGTACTCCTGCCACGTGTAGGGGTTGCCTCCCGTGACCGCGCCGCCAACGGCACGCGGCACTGCTACGTTCGCGTTGTAGTTGACGGTGCCAAACAGTGTCGGCGGTCTATACCCCCTGACCGCGCTGTCGTCGACTTCGTATTTCACCCTTGCGGGTTTGTCACCGAACTGGAACGCCTTGATTGCTCTCAGTCTTGTCATCACTTCTTCTGTGTTTGCAGTAACTGTCAATTCCTTACCTTCTGGCAGGTTGCTTATTTTGTCATCAAGGTCGGCTATCAGCGCGTTATACTGCCTCAGGGAGATCATCCCAGAATCAAGCATTTGTTTATAAACATTAGTTTGTTTCGTGGCAGCAACTGTGTTTTTGTCAACAAGCCCCATTGCCTCAGCAAGTCTATACGCCCCCTCAGAGCTCAAGCCTTCGGACGCGATCTTGAACAGAAGCGATGAGGTGTATCTCTGCATTGCCGCGTTAGCGTCATTTGTCGCGTCTCTCACTGATTCGGTCGCGGACGCCGCGTTTTGATTCGCTTCAGCCACTCCGTTAGCCGCATCAGCGTTACCTTCCATTTCGGCAGTCGAGTAGCCCATGACACGGGCAAGCTCTTCCTGGGCAACAGCAAGTTGTTCAGCCGTGACAGCGCCCATTCCACTGTGCACGCCTATTTCGCGCAGGATCGCGTTGTATTCGGTCCCGGAAATGATCTCTTTGTCTTTAGCTTCTCGCAGCCCGTCGATAACATCTTCCCATTGTTGCCCCACTTGGACGTTTTCAGTCATGTGGTTGGCAAGCCCAGTCAAAGTCGGAGCCAAGCCGTCCATAGCGTCAGCCATCGTCAGCTTGATCGCATCGCCTAAGTTCTTGAACGCCGATTCCATAATCTGAATCTGCCCGGCGCTGGTTTCGGACTTCGCGCCAACCTTCTCAATCTGCTCTTCAGCCTGCTGCAAAAATGCCTCAGTAAAGGCTTCATTCGCGCTCAAGCCCGAATCTTTTAGTGCCTTTACCTTCGCGTCAAACCCGTCCACGCTCACACCCAAAGCATCAAAGCGCATGGTGGTCTGGTTGGTCAAAGTCAGCACCAACTGGTTCATGTTCATGCCCAGTGCGCCCGCCACGGAAGTTAACCGCACGACCTCATCATGCGACTTCGCCAACCCAAGCGCCATCAGGTCACCCGCACTGGCAACGAGTTCTGCGTCACTTACCATGCCAGCCGTGGCGGTTTTCATATCCCCAAGCAAGGCGTCTGATGTCGTTCTGATAGATTTCGCAAGATTATCAAAACGAACGCGCGCATATTCAAGTTCCGCGCCTTCTTTGGCGGAGTCGTAAACTTCTTTTACCGCAAGCCCAACAGCGGCAAGAGCGCCGGCAGCCGCAGCCGCCGTGCCCATCATGCTCTTTAGTTTATCGCCGAAGCCGCCGACGGCTGGCGTAGCGTCTTTACTTTCAGATTTAACGCCCTGAATATCCTTCTTGACTTGATCTATGTCTTTAGAAGCCTTATTCATTGCGCTAATAATGACGCGTATATCAGGCATATTCTTTCCTCAATTTCTCAACTTGGTCTACAATTTCCCACACGTCTTCATGCTCGCGTTTCCACTTTGCCGCCTCACCAGGCTTATTGCCTTCGCGCTTATACAGCCGCACTGCCTCATAAATATTTTGCACTTGCCGCATTTTACGCAACAAGCCCGCCGGCTGATCCATCACGCCCCCGCTGTAAGGCAGGGCGCGGTAGCTCTCGCAGTTCAATGCAAGCTCCAACAATGGCGGCATGTCCGTAATCGTTCCATCGGCATAATCAGCGGCGGCGATTAGGATAAAGGGTCGACGCGCGTTACCTCAGCGATAACCTTAGTAATGCAGTTCGATATCCAGATAATCTGAGACGGCTTAGCCGTGTCTACATCTTCAACCTTCCATGCGGGCTCAACTAAAAATCCCCGTTTTATAGCACTTCTAACAGTCATGCCGCGCCATACAGACAGGGGCTCATTAAGCAGCCCCTTTACGTCAATTTGAAAGTCTTCCAGTTGCTTCTGGGTTAGTTCTGAAACAACGCACTTGCCAAACTTCGGGTGTTCAAATTCCATATTCTATTTGTCCTAAACAGTAGCCAGTGCGGCTTTGGTTTCGATGGTCAGCCAGTTGCTTGCGGTCGGGTTATAAACGCCATCCAGCACCAGATCGTAGGTCATCAAGCCGTTTTTGTCCTGAAATAGTTCAGGCGCTTGCATACTGTGACCCGCAAAGTCGATGGTCATGGAGCGCAATGTGGTTGTGGCACCGGTGGTGTAGATGATGCGCACGCGCTTTTCCAAGATTGTGTTGGCAGCCGCAAGCATGGCGATCAGATAGTCATCGGTGGATGTGTTCAATTCCAAACTGAGTTTCAATTGCCCGCTCCACTTGTTATCGTAGGATGCGGTCGGGGTGCATTCGCCCAGGAAGTTGTGGTACTCGCGGTTGGCATTGACGCTCAATTCCCAAGAGAACGCGCTCGATGCCAGCGGAGTGAAGGTATTGCCGGCCCAAGCCTCAATCGCAACAGAAGCCATGCAGCCGGTCATGCGCGTGCCGGTGGTAAGATCTGCCAGCGTCT